GCCGTCACCAGCTCCGCCGGCGTCGCAGTCCAGAACTCGCCCGGCCGCCAGCCCAGCGCGGTGGCCGCAACATGCGCGGCCCGCCGCGCGGCGCCAGAAAAATCCTGGGCGGCAAACATCATCGTCCGGCCAAGATCTGGCCCAGCAGCACACGCAGCGTTGGCGCCGCGTTCACCAACCCGCCGGCCACCAGTGCCTCGGCAAAGGCGCCGCGCTCGCGTGGCTGCGCCAGGCAATGCCAGAACAGCCCGACCAGTTCGGCCAGCGTCAACTGCCCCGCCGCGGCACGCTCACACAGGGCGAACAACGGCCCCAACTCGGCCTCGGCCGCCACCAGCGCCGCAAACGTCGGCCGCAACAGCAGCCGCTCGCCGCCGATCACCAACTCGGCTTCGCCCCTGATGGCATTGGGCACGGCTTCGGCCGTCACGCCGCTGACGGCGTTGCTCCTCACGCCGCTGACGGCGTCGCTCCTCACGCCGCTGACGGCGTCGCCCCTCATGCCGCTGACGGCGTCGCTCCTCACGCCGCCACCACGGGGCCGCTGCTTTCCAGCGCCAGGCTATAGGTGCGCTCACCATTGAAATCGCCGGCATAATCCAGCCGACTGATCTGGAAGCGCCCGGTGATCGTCTCGCCGCTTTCAAACTGCACCTGATAATCATCGATCACCCCGGCCAGCGCGCTGGCCTTGACGCGGGTTTCGGCACCCGATCCGGTGAACACACCGGAACCGGACAGCGACACCGATCGCACCCCGGCGCCAGACAACAGCTCCCGCCAGCCGCCCGATCCCTGGTTGGTCACCACCACGCTTTCGGTGGCCAGCGTCAATTGCGTGGTGCGCAGGCCTGCGACCGTGGCGAACACCGGCGGCACTGCGCCATTGCCGACCTTCAACAGGAAGGCGGCGCCCTTTTCCATTGCCATGCTGCTTGCTCCTAAAGTGCGTGCGTGAACACGCGGATTTCGATGCTGCCCGGCCGCCAGCCATCCTGTGGGACACCCACGCCGCTGCGCAGCAGATTGACCAGCACGATGCGCTGGCCATCGTGGACACCGGCCAGCCCGCGCAGCCGCGCTTCGGCCAGGCCCAGCAGCGCACGCAGCCGTGCCGCGCCGGGGCGATCGTCCCAGATCGTCACCGCCAGGCGCGTGGCATGGCCGGTCTCGGTCTTGCTGCCCCAGTCACTGACCAGATCAGGGCCGATGACCGCATAGGGCGCCGCCGCTTCGGCCGGCGGACCATCAAAGACGCCGTTCAGCCCCGGCAGATCGGCCAGCGCCGCCACCACGGCCTTTTGCACGGCCAGGCTGGCGCTCATGATCTTTCTCCCAGATCGGCGCCGGGCCACAGCAATTCGGCATCCGGCACCCGGTCGCGGCTGCCGCGCCACCGCTGTCGCAGGCCCGGTCCCAGCAGCCGCACCGTATCGCCTTCGCGGCTCACAACGCCCTGCCCCGCCCAGCGCTGCGCCACCCGCGCGCCAAGCCGCGCCACAGCCGCTGCCGCGAGCCCCTGCATGCGCCGCCGCAACAGCGCCGCCATTGCATCACCCATCATGGCGCGCGCCCTTCGCACAATAGGCTTGCCAACCCCGGCAGCGCCGGGTCGCGCGCCACGGCCAGCACGGCGAGACAAGCCCCGCGCCAGCGCAGCCGCACATCAAGCCCCAGATCGTCACGATCGCGCAGCAGCACCCGCCAGCGCCGCTGCGTGCGCGCTGCCTCTCCGCCAACCATTGGGGCCAGCGGGCCTTCGACACGCAACTCCGCATGCGCCCGCGCAAGCTTGATCCACGTCCCCACATCATCGCCGGCTGCGTCGCGTGCGGACTGCCAGCGTTCGATCACCACCGCCTCGGCCAGCCGGCCAGAAACTTCTCGCGCACTTTCAGCCATGCTCATCCCCCCAGGCTCATGCGCCGCCACGGCCGCCATAACGCCGCCACGGCGGCGGGCGGCGGGCCGGCGTCGGCCGCATCGCGGTGGCTGAAGAAATGGCTGACCAGTCGCACGATGCCGGCCCGCAGGGGCTCCGGCACGCCATTCCAATCCTCGGCCAGCCCGGCGCGGAACCGCGCCACGCTGCGCTGTTCCGGCACGCGCACCAGCCGCAGCCAGCCGGTGCCATCAGCAGCGATATCGCCTTGCCAATCACCCGCAGGCAGCGCGTCGGCGCCGACAAACACGCCCGAAATCGCCACACACGGCAGCGCGCGCAGCCGTTGCCAGGCCAGATCGGCCACAAGCGCCTGCTCGCCTTCGCGCGCGATCAGCCATTGGCCGATGAACGCTTCGCACAGGCCCATGGCGGCCCGGATATGGCCGGCGACAACCGCATCCTCGTCATCCCGATCCAGCCGCAGCGCCGCCTTGCACTCCGCAAGGCCCACGACCAGCGGTCCGGCTTCCAACGATATGGCCATCACCGCTCCTCCATCCGCACCACCAGGGTACGTTCATCGCTGCTGTTGTCGCTCAGGGTCACGCGATTGGTCACCCGGCAGACCTGGCCTGCCGTGCCACCGCTCAGCGTGATCGCGGTGCGCCCTGCCTCGATGCGTGGGCCGGCCAGCGTCAGCCCGGCTGCCGGGAGGACGCTCCACATCGATGCGACGATGGTGCGGCTCGCCAGATAGCCAGCGTCCCAGTCGACCGCATGGTCGACGACCGCGCCGGGGTCTTTCAGAAACAGGGTCATGAATGGGGCCTTTCGCGTTTGGGCCTATGACAATCCGGTGGAGCAACGGGACGCGGTCACACCGGCGGCGCTGCCGTGACTGTCCACGCCGCCACATTGACCGCACCACCAACCAGCACCGGCTGCGGTGGACAGGTGGTGACATAAAGCAGCCGCCCGCCCGCCCCATCGACGAGCGCAACATGATCGGCGGTGCCATTGGCCAGCGCGACCAGGCCCTCATTGGCCGCCACTGTCAGTTGCCGACCGCCGCCCGGCGCACCGGCCTTGGCAAAATCCGCCGGCAGCAGCGGGGCCGTGGCCAGGGGCGTCGCCACGGCCGCGGCAAAGTCTGCCGGTTGCCCGGCCAGCACTACCAGAGCATCTGCACTGGCCAGCACATCGAGTCCGGCATCGAGCACCGGCTGGGCTGCAAATCGCGCCATCATCACTCTCCCAGATTGGATCGATCAATCGCCGCGCACCGCCAGCGCCCGGCGGGCGAGCACCAGCAACGCCGGCAGCAGCGCCACCGCCCGGCGGGGCAGCGCCACCTGCGCGCCGCCATCCGTGATCGGCAGCACTGCTGCCTGCGGCACCATCAGTGCCGGTCCTGCCGACAGCAGCACCAGCCTATGCGTCAGGATCATGCCCCGCCCCCCTCAGATGCCCGTGATCACCAGTGTCTTCTCGCGCAGCACCGTCACGCCATCGGCGGCGATCATCCGCACCGTCACGTTGCGCGTGCCGGTCCAACGCTCCGTCGCCAGCAGCTTCGCCGTGCCGCGCGCCGTCACCGCCACGCCATTGCCATTGGCGCTGGTCAGCGGGTTGCCAGGCAGGGCGGCCAGATTGGTGCCGCCGCGATGGACCTGATCGTCATAGAGCAGGCCATCCAGCTTGCGTTCGGTCAGCGCTTCATCAAGGTCGCCATCGGCCGGGCCGAACGGCCAGGCGCGGGCGTAATCGACGCGCACGTTGCTCGCCGGCCACGCGCCGCCCGTGCTGGTCAGCACGGCGCGGGTGGCGCTGGCATCCAGCGCCACCGTGAAGCCCGTCTTGGCAAAGGTCGCGCCGTCATCGGTGCTGATCCAGAACTGGTTGTTGATGCCGGCGCCGTTCAGCGTGCGCACGGCGCGGCCCATCTCGATCTCGATCACGGTGCGCGCGCCATCGCGGAACCAGGCCGCCACCACGCGCGGGCCGTGCGCCTTGATCGTGCGATTATAAGCCCAGGCCAGCGACCGGCCGATGCCGCGACCAAGCCGGGCCTGGCCGACCTGGTTTTGATCGCTCACCGAACTGCCGCTGCCGCCCAGCGTGGCGTTGCTGTGGAACGCACAATGCAGGCTGCCCGGGTTGGCGGTGCTGGCCGGGATCGGGTTGCCGTCCATCACGATATCGGGCCAATAAGGGCCAAGGATGCCACGCGCGCCGCGCTCGGCCACGAAGCTGACATGCTCGGCGCGCTTCGCCACCGTCGATGAACTATCGGGCGAACTGCGGTGGCCGCGCCACGGTGGCAGCACCAGCCACGGCGCAGCGGGGGTGACGGTGAACCGCGCGTCGATGGCATCGGCATAGGCCGTGCGCGTGGCTTCCACGCTCGACATGCCCGGCGTCCACATGATGGCGTGGACATCGGCGATGCCGCGCAGCATCCACGCATAATGGCCGACGCGGCCGACACCGCCAGCGTTGGCCGTGCCCGGTTCGCCAACCGTGCCGAGATAGGTCCACTGCCCGATGGTGCCATTGGCCGCCCAATCCGCCATGGCCGTGCCGCCGATGGCCAGTTTGGCGATCAGCAACGGGTGGCCGGGGTTGTGAACCTGCCACTCGTTGATCATCAGCAGCGCGCCATGGGCCAGGCCCGCTGGCGTCTGACCGCCGACCATCCGCGTGATCAGCGGCGTCGGCTTGATATAGCTGGCACCGCCCGCGTCGCTGCTGCTGCCTTCCAGATAAAGGCCCTGCACGCCGGCCGACAGCGCGATGTTCAGCACGTTTTTCGGCGCGTTGGCGTTTTCGGTCACGCCCGCCATGCCCGATTGGCCGTGCATCAGCGCGATGGTGCCGACCAGAAAGTCGCTCATCGTCGCGGCGCGGCTGACATCGTTGGGATCGCGCACTTGCAGATCGAACACGCCGAAGGGCAGCGTGTCGGTGGTGCTCCAGGTGCCGCCGCCGAACGTGCCAACCGCCGCCCAATCGAAGCCCGGAACCGGCGCGCTGGTGCCCGCGAGCACCCAGCGCCGTTGCAGCGCCGTGGTCCCGGCCTGATAGGTGCCGCTGGCGGTGTAGGGCAGCGCGCCGCGCCCGCCGTGGAACTTCACCACGGGTTCGGTGATCGTCGGGTTGGTCGTCCAGTGCGCCGGGGTGAAGCCGGCGACATCTTCCAGGCCGCCCGTCAGGCTGTTCCAGTTGGCCGGCGACAGCGCGTTGGCGCCGCCATTGCCGCTGTTGGCCAGGCCGGTGGTCAGGTTGGCCAGCGTCCAATGGAAGGACAGATCGGCCCTCGCATCGCCGCGCAGATTGGCATAGCCCAGCGTGCCGGCATTTTGCGCGGCGATCAGGCTGGCATAGCTGTGCAGCGTGGCCGGCGCGCCGGTGCCGTTGGCCAGCGCCAGCAGCGCATCGTGGTGCGGGCGGTTGTTGGCGGTGTCCCACGGGAAATCGCCGTTGACGTGGGCGAAGTTCTCGAACGCCAGATTGACCGGCGACCGCGCCGCGCCCGCTGCCGGGCGGCTGTTGAAGATTTGCGACAGCAACACGCCGGTCGCGCTGGTGACATAAAGGCTGGCCAGGGCGGTGGCGATGACCTGGCTGGAAACGCCGCCGCCCACCAGCACGCGCGCGGCCCAGCCCTGCCAGACCGGCGATGCATCGGTGCCGGTGTTCTGCTCACCATAGACCAGCAGATAGACATCGGTGCCGTTGGCAGTGAGCGCGGAAACGCTGGTGAAATCCTGGTTGGCGGCGGCATAGCCGTTCTGATTGCC